CCGAGCTTGTAGGACAGGATGGTCATGGTGCTTCCTCCGTGGGGATCGTGCGCAGCTCGTACGGCACGGCCAGCGCGGGCATGGGGGTCTGAGAGCCGGGCAGGACTACGCCGGTGATCGTGACGTCGCCGGCCGGGGTGAGGACCGAGCAGACGGCGTCGAGCATCGGCAGCAGGTCGCCGAGCGCCTTCTCGATCGGCTTCGTGCGGGTCACCAGGTGCAGGGTCACCGGAACCCGTGTGTGTCCGTCGGCGAGCGTGGACAGCAGGTCGATCGCGTCGACCCTGATCCAGACGCCGGGCAGCACCTTGAGGTCGGCGGGTTCGTAGGAGACGGTGAAGTCCCCGGCTCCGTCGATCAGGGTTCGGAGCGCGGCGAGGTCGGCCGGGTCGAGCTGCACGGTGGTCATCCCACGGCCGGTTTCTGGTAGGCACCGATCAGGAGCATCTGCGCGATGTCGGGGTCGTTGCGCTGGACGTAGACGGCCGCGGCGACCGCCGTCGCGGCGACGCCTTCGGCTGAGTCCTTGCGGACGTAGAGGCGTGCGCCGAGCATGTTCGCGCCCTCGACGATGCGCGCGAACTCCGGAGCCGACCAGTCGGCCGGGGCCGGGTCGGTGTTGGCACGCTGCGCGATCGGCAGCTCAGTGACGATGTTGTTCGCGACCGCGACGTAGCGGTCGACCAGCTCGTCCTGAGAAACGTCTGCGTCCGCGACCCCCAGGAGCGCCTTGACAGCGCTCCTGGAGGCCGGGCCGGTGGCGGGGAGAGGCATCAGGCGAAGGTGGCCTTGACGATGCCGGACGTGTGGTGCTCCTCGATCGCCCAGTAACCGAAAAACGCCGTGTCGACGCCGCCGTTGGCGATGTGCTGGGCGTCGACGCGGATCGGCGAGCCGGGCAGGGTCCGCACGGTCGCGGCCTGCCGGACACCGGCGATCACGGTCCCGGCGGGGATCGTGGTGTCCACAACGAAGTTCTCCGGCTTGATCCCGAACATGTCGAGGAAGGCCGGAGCCTGATCGTTGGTCATGTCGAGCAGACCGAGGAAGTCGGTCCGGTTGACCGCGAGGAAGGTCGCCTTCGCCTTCGTGTTGTCCTCGACGCCGAACGCCGCCAGCGCCGCCGCCTTGAGGAGCGAGTTGGTGTCGGGGTCGACGGTCGGGAAGGCGACCGCCTGCGCGAGCACGTAGGCGCGGACCTTCTCGTCGAGCTTGACCGCCCAGTCCTCGCGCGCCGCCTCGGCGTAGGAGGCCAGGAACTCCTGGTTCGGGAAGTCGTAGAATTTCCGGTCGATGTCGTGACCGCAAGCCATGCGCGCGGCCTCGTACGTCGACGGCTCGGTCGCGATCGCGGCCGACGGAATCGCGGCCTTGTCGCCGGCGTAGTCGGCCATGGCCGGCTTGGTGGTCCAGCGCCAGCCGGACCCTTCCCAGCTCGTCAGCGTGCCGGGGGTGAACAGGCCGGTCCACTTCGGCTGGTACTGGAGCCCGGACCACAGCTCACCGGACCAGGCCGGGGCCTCGACCGCCGGGTTGGCGGTGTTGGTGACGTCGGACAGCGCCGCGGTCACCGCGGAGAGGTTGCGCCGGTCCGGCTGGAGCGCGGCGGTCAGATCGGCGTACATGCGCCGCAGGGCACTGCCCTCGCGACGGTCGCGGACCTCGACCCGCGGGGCCGGCACGCCACGCGGTACGGCCGGCGTACGCCGGGCCGCGGCGACCTGCTGGGAGGCCGGCTGGTCGGCCGGCGGCTGGTCCTCCTCGGCGGGCGGCTCCTCCTCGGTCGCGGTCGCCTCGGTCACGGCAAGCGCGGTGAGCTGGTCCAGCTCGGTGCGCTCCTCGTCGGTCAGGTTCTGCTGGGCGATCAGCTCGGCGAGCCGTGCCCGCTGCTCCGGGGTCATGTTGTCTCCTTCTGTGTTCGTCCGGCTCGCACCGGCGGTCCTTGATGCCGCGATCTGGTCGACGCGGGCTGAGTTGAAAGCGGGGTCGGCAACCTGTCCGATGTGGCCCAGGTGGGCGCGCACGATGACGCCGTCGAGGCCGCGGCGGTCGCCGGCGGGCGGGTCGACGACGTCGGCGTCGCGCAGTCCGAACGAGAGGCCGGCGCGCTTGCGGCTGGCAGCCTCGGCCAGCGCGGCATCTCCGTCGGGGCCGTCGTCGACGCGGATCGCGACATAGACGCGCTCGCCGTTGTCGTCCCACATCGCCAGCCGGCCGCGTACCGCGGTCTGGTCGTGCTCGCGGACGAGGGTGACCTCGGAGGCGTCGGCGGGGACGATGATCGCGCCGGGGTCGTCGACGGCCAGGACACCGGCGTCGGTGTGGCCGGCCTCGCCGTAGCGGAACAGGGTTCCGAAAATGGTTCGCCGTGCGGTGTCGACGCGGACGTTGCTGGCGGTCAGGTTGAGGCGCACCGGGTCAGTCCTCCAGATTCGGGCCGGTCGGCGAGGGTGCCGGCGCGGTCAGGTTGGACAGGTCGAAGTCGACGCGCTGGCCGGGCTCGGTGCAGTCGTCGAGGGACAGGCGCGCGGTGATCGGCGTCATGTAGAGCGCCAGGTCGAAGTCCACGAACTCTTGGTTGCGCCCGGTCGTGGTCTCGTAGTTCAGCGACGCCTTCGGGGCGGTCGCGTCGACGATGCCGGCGTGCACGCCGATGAGTCGGGCCAGGTCGACCGCGGCTGCGTTGCGCGCCTCGATCATGAGTTGTTCGTCGCCGCCGGTCAGCGGCTTGGCCTCGATCACTTCGTTGGTGTAGGAGACGCCGGCGTTGGTGCCCTGCCGGGCTGCCGCCCACCGGGCGATCAGTGCGTCAATCTCGGGGTCGGTGAGCTGGTCGCCGCCGGTCTGGTGCAGGTCGATTCCCGGAACCGGGTTCAGCAGCCGGGCGCGGACGTTGCGGTACAGGGTGCGGACGTCGTCGATCGTCTCCGCGCCGAACGTGAGGATGCCCTCATGCAGACCGGGGATCACGACGACGGACTCCGGGTCGACCGGCACGCCGTTGACCTCGACTTGCATGTCGGCGTTGATGACCCAGTCGCCATAGTTGATCCGCGACGCGGCGACCCACTCGTCGCCGTCGAAGTGCCGCGACCAGCACGACCAGCCGTAGAAGATCAGGTCGTCGACGGTCCAGCCGTTGCGGATCTGCGGGCTGGAGCCGTCGCCGGTCTGCGTCAACCATGAGGGCTGCTCGGCCTCGACCGTCTCGCCGGTGAGCAGCCGCATCGGCTGGCCGGCGATGGACGACACGATCAGGTTCCGGCCGCGCGCCAGCGCCGGCAGCCGCATCGCGGCGGCGCGGCTGTTGCTCGGCACGTCGGCACCGAGGATGTCCGACCAGACCCAGCGGCTCAGGTCCGAGCTGCCCCAGGGGGTCGCGATCGGGTAGGAGGACGGATCGAGCGGCGGGAACGATGCCTGTACCTCGGCGAGCTGCCGGCGCATCCGGAGAGCGGTGAATAGACCCACTCCTCAAGCCTTCGCCCCAGCGTTACAACCCAAAGCACATTTTGCGCGTGTCGCGATTTTAGCGACGGTGGTCGCGGACCCTGCCGGCGGTCAGCGCGGCCTTGCGCTCCGGTGTCGGCGCGGGGTGCGCGTCGCGCAGGTGCAGCGCTGCCCACGTCTCCGCGGGCGCGGGATCGGTGAACACGTCCCGCGCGCCGCACCGGGTGCAGATGACAACGACGGAGCGTTGTGTGCGGTCAAACCGGAACATCAGGCGACCTCCTGTCCGAACCGAACAACGGGCTTGCCAAGCTCGCGCGGGCGGTGCGTGACGGCCCAGGCTGCCTCTCGGCACGCCTCCAGCGCGGCGATCGGCGCGCCGGCCGCGACACGGGCCAGCGTCTTGCCGCCGTCGCCGATTGCGCGGGTGCCGGCGACCTTCACCGCGGCGTCGAGGGCGACGTGTTGCCGGAACAGGTACGCCCGTGCGGCGATGCCGTCGAGCAGATTCGAGGTCGCGGCCGCGGCGTCGCGCGAGCGCATCGGCACCATGCGCGCACCGAGCCGCTCCAGCTCGTCGGCCAGCGACGCCGACGGGCCGGACGGGTCGACGGCGAGCGCACCGCCGGCGATCCAGTCGCGGACCGACGAGGCCGCGCCGAACACCGGCAGCACGTCGAGGACCTCGGCCACGATCCGGCCGTCGACCTCGGCCGCGGCCGCGACCACGACCTGAGAGCCGTCCGCGGACCGCGCCGCACCGTAGCCGACCGGCGCGCCGTCCGGGATCGCGTCGGCGTACCGGACGGCCTCCCACTCGCCGAGCCGGATCGCGCCGCCCAGGACTTCGGTCCAGCGGTTACCCGCGGCGCGCGCCCAGCCGGCGACGTCATCGCCGAACTGTGCCCGCATCGCCTTGAGCGACTCCATGGTGACCAGGTGGCCGAATGCGGGATGGTGCGCGGCGATCACGTCGAGGTCCTCGGGATCGGCCTCGTCCGGGATGCCCCACTCGAAATAGGCCATGCTCGGATCACCGGCGCGGCCGCGAGCCACCAGCGCGGCGAGCCAGGTCGAGGCCGCGGTGCCGCCGGCCGACCAGATGAACGTCTGCGCGCCGCGGCGGGTTAGCTGCGTCGGGCTGATCGCCTGCAACAGCAGCTTGCCCTCGTCCTCGGAGAATGCCCAACCCTCGTCTATGTCGTTGCGGTCGGACTGCTTGCCGTGCAGCGCCGTCTCCGTCGGCGGGTGCGGTCGGAGCTGCGAGCCGTTCGGCCACTTCATGACCTCGTGGCCGTTGCCGCGCAGGGTTCGGACGACCGCCTCCAGCGCCGTGCCCTGCACGACCTCCTCGTCGAACTTCAGGAACTGGTCGCGCGCGTCGCCGCCGGTCTGCGCGGTGTACCAAGACCGGAACTTGGCCCGGCTGAACGACCGCTCTCCGGTCTGCGCCATCGCCAGGTGCGACTTGCCGGCCTGTCGCTGCACGGTGACCACGACCAACGGGTACACCGGCAGGCCGTCGGGGCGCAGCTCGCCGGCGACGTCGGCCACAAGCTGCTGCCAGGGCATGAACGGCTGCCCGAGCCAGACCCGCGCGAACTTCCCTTGCCGCTCGCCGAGCGTCGGCCGCGACAGGTCACGGGGTGTCGCGAACTTCGGCGCTGGCATCGGCTGCATTCGACACCTCCTCGGACCACTCCGCCATGGCCGCGCGGAGCTTCGCGTCGACGTCGGTGTCGGCGTCCGGGGTGAGCGAATCCAGAATCTCCTGGAGTAGCCGCAGGTCGTTGCTGATCGTGGACATGCGCCCGCCGGCGCGCTTGCGGGCGGCGACCTGACACAGCTCGATCGCAATCGCGCACTTGCCGGCGTCGACTTCGGTCAGGTGATCCAGCTCCTGGTGCGCGGCGATCGTGCGCCGCACGGCCGACTCCAGATCGGTCACGGCTCGGCGGCTGTCGACGCCGTCCTCCAGACCGGGCAGCGGCAGCGGGTCGGGTTCGGTCGCGGTCATCGTCGCTCGCCTCCGGTTTTTGTGGGAGAACCGGGGAGGGAGAGGGAAGCGTTACCTTCCGTGGTCCTGCCGGCTCTCAAAAAATCGCGACGCCGAGCGAAGCGCGGCGACAGAGTGTCCGCGATCGCGTCGGCCTTGCCTTCGTAGCGCAGTCGAGCCGCGCGCAGCTCGGCGCGGAGCTGGTCGGTGATCGTCCGCGCCTTGCGCTTGATGTTGCACGGGTAGCGATGGGCCGGGAACAGATAGACCAGGGCGTCGGGGTCGACCACACCGGAGGCGACGAGGACGGACCGCGGCGGGTCGTGGTCTGCACTGTCCGCGCCGGGCAGCCCGCACAGGTGGCACGTCGTGCCCTTGAGCTGGAGGGTGATCGTCACCAGTCGCCGCACCTTGCGGCCTGCCCACGCGCTCATGACTGCTTCGCCTTCGCCTCGTCGAGCGCGGCGTGTATCTGCTCCAGCATTGCGGCTCGGTGCTCAGGCCGCGCGGCTCGCGCGCGCGGTCTGGTGACAGTCCTAGGAGAGTGATCTACAGGTGGGTTAGTAGGACTGGTTTGGGTGAAGCCAGCTTCACCGGACCGGGTGAACTCTGCTTCACCGGGTGAACCCTGCTTCACCGGGTCAGACGTGGCGGAATCGGACGGGATCAGCGTGAGCTGTCGAGCCTGTGGATAGGCGCGTTGCCGATGGTTCATGCTGCGATCGCAGGTCGCCGGGCAGGTCACCAACACGTCGTAACGGTTGGGTCGTTCGTAGTGCTTGAGGTAGCCGAGCCCGCCGGCCTGCCGCGCGACGGACAGCTCCCCGAGCTTGACCAGCTTGCCGATCGCCTGTTGCACCGCGCGCTCGGAGACGTTCGCGTACTTCGCCAGGGTCCCGACGGTCGGCCATGCGCCGCCGTCGCCGGCATGGTTGGCGATGCCCAGCAGGACCAGCTTCGTAGTCCCGCTGGCCCGGCTGTGGTGAAGCACGACAGCCATAGCCTCGACGCTCATGTGATCCTCTCGGGCGCGAGCGCACCGGTCGATAGGTGGACGAGGAAGTCGCGCAGCAACGGCGGCGGGTACAGCTCGGCGTACTCGGTATCGCTGAGCTGGTGACAGGCCGCGCCGCTGTGCGCAGCGCCGGCAGCTCCCCACGCCGGCGCGTTGGATTCGCGGCGCGCTTCCCAGGCGTCGCGCGCATCGCGGTAGGTGCTGGTGACCAGCTCGCGCCACCAGTGCCGGCCTACGCGATACTGCGGGCGCGGTGCGAGTGCGATCCGCCAGGACGTGACGGCGGGGTCCTCGCCGATCACTCTGGAGCCTGCCAGTCATGCCGGGCGGTGACGCCGCGGCGTACCTGCCAGGGCGTGTGTCCAAAGTGCCAGAACTCCCCGCACCGATAGACGCTCATTGAGTCCGACGTGTTGAGCTTGCGCAGGGCCAGCTTCGCGGCCTTGCGGGTTCGGTAGCGGCGTTTCCCGCACGTCGAGCACGGCTCGGCGAGCGGGAAGGATTCGGCCTGCGCGGTGAGCTGGCGCACCGAGGCGGATGCGGTGCTGTGACGCCGCCGGCTCACCGGGTCACCTTGAACACGACCGCCCGGTGATCGGAGCCGTACGACTCAGCGCGAGTTGCCTTCGCGCCACAGCCGCGGATTACGGCGAAGTCGATCGTTCGCCGGCCGTGCGTGCCGAGCTTCGGGGCGATGACCCTGCCGCCGATCATGCGGCCTACCCAGTGCGGGGACCAGCGGCCGCGCGTGTCCGGTGTGGCGTTCCAGTCGCCGGCGATGAACAACGGGTGTTCGGGACGACGTCGAGCGAGTCGGACAACCGCGCGTGTGAGCTGGCGCATCGAGACAACGCGCCGGATCGGTCCGACGATGCGACCTTGCCGCCAGCGGACCGAGGGCGCGGTGTGTAGGCACACGACCCGCAACCAGCCGTCGAGGAGGACCGTCGTCAGGTACTTCGGCGGTGTCGTGCCGCCCCGGACGGTGATCCAGCCGGCGCGAGTGGCGCGCACCTGGTAACCCTTGCCGTGGGTCAGCGTGCGGCGGACGAGGATCGCCGACTCGGCGCGGCCGGGCTCGAAGTTGAACGCGATCAGGTCATGCGTCCCGCCGTCGTCGCGACCGGCGCGCGACTCCATGCGCAACGCCTTGAGGTAGTGCGAGCACTCCTGAATGCAGAGGAAGTCGAGGTTGTGATCGTCGATGATCCGGAACGCCTCGCGCGCAGCGACCTCGGGGTCGCGATCGCGCTCCATGTTCCACGTTCCACCGCGCAGCGTTTCGGTCATGGCTTAGTCGCAATCAGTAGGAGGACGACGCCAAAGCCGCCGAACCAGGCGACCAGGGCAAGGGCACAGAGCAGCTCGATAGCGCGCATCAGCGCACCGCCATGACGGTCACGCCGGCGCGGAACAGGTCGCCGCCATAGGTGCCGGTCGCGTCCGGGTTGCCGAGCGCGTACAGCCGGCAGCTCGACCGCGAGAAACACACTTCGCACCACTCGCGGGCGCTCATGTGGTCGCCGTAGTCGAGGGAGTCGAACAAAGCCGGATTCGACGAGCACAGCGCGACCCTGCCGACGTCGACCGGCGGGCGGACCTCGGCGGGCATCAGTAGCGCCCATCCGCCGGCGGCGGGAGGATGCCTCCGCCGTAGCTCGGCAGCGTCGCGCGGGATGGAGTGGTCGCCCACGTCTCCGCGAGCTGAACCAGCTTGCCGATCCCCTCGGCGACGGCGAGGGTCGCATGAATCTCGGCGAGCTTGAGCGCGTGCGCCTGCTGGTTGTTCGCTTCGGCGATCTGCGCGTTGCGGCTCGGCTTGCCGTCGACGGCGAGGAGCTGGGCGCGCTCGCGGCCGTAGGAGGCGGAAACGTCTAGCCAGGTGTAGGCATGGTGGAGGGCCGTTTCAGGCGGGTTTGTGTTCGTCATAATGGCGAGGATCGCTATTTTTGCGAGACGCGCAAGTAGCGACACGCCGAAACGCTAGATTTTTTTCGCGATTCTTGCGACCCTCGGGCTATGAGTCACCAAGCGATGGACTGGTCGCGGCTGGAGTTCGACATGCCCGACCGGATGCGGCGCGCGCTGCGAATCAGCGGTGTGAGCGCCGGCGACATGGCGGAATATCTCGGGGTCCGTCGGGAGGCCGTCTCGACGTGGTTGTCGGGACGGATCAATCCGAGGAAGTCAACCCTGCGACTGTGGGCACTGCGGACAGGAGTCCCGCTGGAGTGGCTAGAGACGGGTCAGGTGCCGGACGATGGTCCGGCACCTGACGGTGCTCCGCTCCCCCGGTTGGACTCGAACCAACAACCCTCCGGTTATCCGTTCGCGCTGGTCAGGCCGGCGGCGTGAGCAGCCGCGGTCGGCCGGTCGTCGATATTCGGACTTTTCGTGCGAAATACGAGACTGGCGCGTACCCTGCGCCCATGCGTGCAGCGATCAGCTCGGGACTCGCCGCAGCGCCGTTCGCTTGGGCGGCAATGCTGGTGCTCTATGACCAGGCGATGAGGGCGGCGGGACGCTCGCCCGGCACTATCCGGCTACACCGCCACTATCTGGCCCGGCTGCGCGACCTGCATCCGGACCCGTGCGCGGTGCAGACCGCTGACCTGCAAGCCTTCCTCGCCGCCGAGCACTGGGCACCGGAGACACGCAAGTCAGCGCGCTCGGCGGTGCGTAGCTTCTACCGCTGGGCGCACGGAGCCGGGCATATCGATGACGACCCATCGGCGCGGCTGGACTCGGTGCGGGTGCCGGCCGGCCGGCCGCGACCGGCACCCGAGCACGTCGTGCGCCAGCTCCTCGCGGACCCGGACCCGCGAATCGGGCTGATGGGCATGCTTGCCGCGTTCGGCGGGCTCCGCGCCGCCGAGATTGCCCGCGTGCACGCGCGCGACCTGGTCGGCGACGAGCTGGTCGTGCACGGCAAGGGCGGCAAGGTGCGCGCGGTGCCGGTCGTCGACGGCCGGCTCCTCGCGCGGCTCCAGCTCCTCGACGGCTGGGCGTTCCCGAACGGCCACGGGTCGCACCTGACACCGGGCCACGTCTCGCGGCTGCTGTCCCGCGCGTTGCCGGACGGCTGGACGGCGCACACATTGCGGCATCGGTGCGCCTCGGTGGCCTATGCCGCGACCCGCGATCTGCTCGCCGTCGGCGCGCTGCTCGGCCACTCCAGACCGGAGACGACACAGCGGTACGTGGCGATGCCCGACGATGCGATCCGTTCGGCCGCGCGCGCGGCGACCCTCGTCGCATGAGGCTCGGGCCGGTGCCGGCGGCGCGGTCGCGGCGGGACTTCCTGCTCGATTGGGCGTGGTCGTTCTGCAAGCTCGGCGCGGTCCTGGTCGTGCTCGCATACCCGGCGCTGGACAAGCAAGCGGCTGCCGATGAGGACCAGCCTCACCGGCAGCCGTTCTACATGGTCCCGGAGTGTCAGCCGCCCTGGTCCTGTCCGGACCCGTCGGGACCGCTGTCGCCGACGTTCATCAGCACGGCGATCAGGCCGGCCATGCCGGACGCGGACAGCGCGCCGGTCCAGTCGGTATCGATCAGGCCGGTGCCGGCCGCGGTGAGCACGCCGGCGAGGGTCTGAGCGAACGTCTTGACGCCGCGGACGGCGAGGCGGCGCAGGTAGCGCTTCGTGCGGGCCCTCATGCCGCGGCCTCGACAGCAGCCCGACGGGCCTCGACGTGCCGGCGGACACGGCGGATGAACAGGCGTCGAGGCCACGCGCCGGGGTCCCAGTGCGTCGATCGGCGGAACGCCTTCGTCATGACCGCATGCGTCGTGATCCCGCCCAGCGCCGCCGGCCGGCCGGCAGCGTCCCAGGCGCGCACCTTCCGGACGCCGATGTAGCGCGGCCGAATGCCGTAGGACAGACACAGGTCGCCGGCCAAGTTCACCGAGCGCCGGAACATGCGCCGCGGAGCCGGCTGGAGCCAGCGAAGCGGGATGATCCGGGCGTGCGTGCCGACCTTGTCGCCGGTGCGCTGGTCGGCGGGGAGCAGCCAGTTTCGCAGCGAGTCGAGCAGCGGCATAAAGCACATCTCGATCGCGAGCGAGTCGGCGTTGTAACCGCAGTGCCAGGCGATCCGGTGATCGCCGACGCACTGGATAACCTCGGCCTCGTCGACGACGTAATGCGCCGAGCTGTCCCGGTCGGAGTCGCGGAACATGCGCGCGATCGCGCGCGCCATGCCGGCGCGGGTCGGGCTGACGGTGGCGTGCATGACCACCAGCGTCGGGGTCTGCGGACCGCCGTGCTTGTCGGTGAGGATCCGCACCGGACTGGGCGGCGGGAACGTGGCGGTCATCTAGGTTTCCTTTCGTCGGGGCTGTCGAGGTAGAGCCAGGCGTCCTCCGGGTGGTGCTTGGCTGCCAGCCGTAGGGCTCGACTGAGCCGCCGGCGGTCGTCGTCGCGGTCGCGCTGTAGCTGGCCGATCGCGACCGCCATGCCGTGAACGTCGTCCTTCATCGATGACCCGTGGTTGTGCTCCAGCTCGCGCTGGACCAGGTGCCGGACGGCCTCGATCGATCGGGCGATGTAGAGCACGACGCGCGCGAGGTAGATGAATCCGGCGATGCCCGCGGCCGCGGCTGCCGCCCACCCGAGAGCCTCCATAGCTCACAACGAGGCCTGAGACTTGGCGACCATGACGCCAACCTGAACGGTCACGTTTGAGCCCGGCGCAGCGCCGACCAGCTTGTCGACGCGGATCGTGCATCCGGTGTTGGTGACGCTGTAAGCGTCGGCGAAGTAGCCCGCCGTGACGGCGGTCGAGCCGACCTGACACACGACCGCGGGTGTGGTGCCGGCCGGGAACGCGACCGGGAACACGATGTTTTTCGACTGGAACGTCGTCCCGGCGGCGACTACCAGCGTGACGAGGAACGCCTCGAAGTTGGTGTCAAGGGCGTTGGCGAGGTCGCGGGTTGCCTTCGCGCCGTCGGCGAACGGGTCGGTGTCCAGCGGGATCGGTAGGGCGCGGTTGGTCGTGGTGCTGGGCATCAGGGGCTCCTCAGGAGTCGGGCGTCGAACCAGGTAAAGGCCGGGTCGAGGGCGGACCAAGCAACGGTGGTGAGCGGGGCGGCGTCGAGGTCGTCCCAGGCGAGCGTTCCGACGCCGGCGGCGGGGATGCTGGAGTCGAACACCTGCGGGCGCAGCAGCGAGCGGAGGAGCTGGAACGTCACGGTGTAGCGGCCTTTGGCGAGCACGAAGGTCGCCGACTTGAGCCGGCCGGCGTACCAGTCGAGGCCGCTGGGATTCTTGGCGGCGTCGATGCCCTCGACGACGACCGGGTAGCGGGAGGCCAGGACGTGCATGCCTTCGATGAACCAGAGGCCGTCGGCGATCATCGGCCACGGGTCCTGATCGGCATACCAGGTGAAGCTGTCCGCAACCCAGTTGTCGGAGTCGGCCGCGGACAGGTTGGCCCGAGCGAACGGCTGAGCGACCGACGATTCACGGACGTCGATCGCGAACGACGCCGCGATCGGGACCGCGTCCGGCTCGGCGGCGGTGTACGAGGTCGTCCCGTCGTCGAACACGCCGGTCACGGTGACGGTGTCCGGGTCGGTGCGCTTGCTCTGCGACCAGACCGCTTTGAAGTCGACGTGATCGGCGTTGATGACCGCGGCGCGCCGGTCGGCGTGCTCGACAATGTCCACGCCGTACTTGCCGGGTTGGGTGATCGCCAGCACGGCCGGCAGCCGCGGGGCTTCGCCGGCGTCGCCGGTGTGCAGGTGCGTGGTCTGCACCGGCACGACGTAGGGCTCCAGCGGGTCCGGGACATCGCCGTCGAGGTAGCCGGCGGCGTAGTTGGTCTGCATGGCGTAGTAGTTGCCGAACGGAATGTCCTGGTCGTCGGTGGTCCAGTCGACTAGCTGCCAGATCGCCGAGCGGGCGTCGGTCGGGGACGCGGTCCGGGCGTTCAGCAGGAACGACGTGAAGAAATAGTTCCCGGGAAACAGCTCGGCCGGGGCCAGCACGCCGGCCTCGTTGAACATGCGCGCGAACCGGGCGTTGTTGCCCTCCTGCGGCCAGTCGCCGGCGCCGATGGTGGCCTCGGCCAGATCGACGGTGTAGTCAACACAGGAGTAGGTGGCGATCATGCCGAGCTTGTGCGGCGACGCGGTCGCGTCGGCGACCCGGCCACGGAAAATGACGATGGGCGGGTAGTCGACCGGGTCGAGGTCGGTCGGCTCGGCGTGCGGGTTGTCGGTGCCCGGCGGCCAGCCATAGACCCGGATCGCAACCTCAGCGCCGCGGAGCAGGCCGGCTAGGTCGGCCGCTGTCGCGGCGATCACGCTGAACGAGGCGGTCATCGGGTCCGGCTGGGCATGGAACAACGGGTTGTTTCCGGGCAGCGACCAGCCGACCCGCAGCGGGTCGGCCAGCCCGTAGCCGGCCGGGTCGCCCTTCTCGGTGACCCAGGAGTACGGGCCGGCGTCGACCTCGACGCGGTAGTACGGATCGGTGACCGGCAGGCTCATGCGGCCAGCCCGAGCTGACGGGCGCGCCGGTCGAGCAGCTCGCGGATGAAGTCGGCTGCCTCGTCGTCGGTCAGCAGCCCGTTAAGGTTGAACGTGTAGTTGTACGTCGGTCCGCCCTGAACCTCGACGACGGTCCGACCGCTGACGAAACCGGAGGTTGAGCCGGCGGTCCGGGCGAACGGGTTGAGGTCGCCCAGGCTCGGGATATCGATGTCGTCGATTTTGTCGACGATGTCGTCAACCAGGTTCCACAGGTCCCGGAACGGCTTGGTCAGAGCGCCGGCGATCGCGCCGGCCTTGCGCTTGGCCGACTCGAATGCCGCGGGCAGCTTCCTGACCGCGTCGTCCGCGTGCGTGACAACGGCGATGAGGGTCCGCGGTCCGGCGGTCATGACGGCGAACGCGACCGAGGCCGCGGTCTGCGCGCCGCGGAGCCCGCCGGGCAGCTTGTCGCGGAACCAGCCGGTCAGGTCGCGGACCCTGTCCACGATCCAGCCGACCGACTCCTGTCCGGCGCGCCCTACGGCCTTCAGGATGGTGCGGACCGTCTCGGATTTCTTGTAGGCGAGGACCATGCCGGCGGCGAGGGCGGCGAGGCCGATCACAATCAGCACGATCGGGTTCGCCGACATGGCGGCGTTCAGCGCCCACTGTGCGCCGGTCATGATCCCAGTCGCGGCCGCGGACGCCTTGGTCGCGATCCCGTGCCCGACGGCCGCGGCTTTCGCCAGCGTGGTCTTGACGATGGTCGATTCCATGACCAGGTTCAGCGAGTCGCCGACACCGGAGAAAAAATCGGTGGCGAGCGCCGCCGACTGGAGGCCGGTCGCAGCGGCCGCGCCCTTGGGACCGAGCAGCTCGAAACCGGAGGAGAGCGCGCCGAGCGCGCCGGTCGCCTTGCCGGCCTTGCCGCCCAGCTCGTCGGCCGAATCGGCGGTGATGTTCAGCCGGCGGGCGGACTCCTCGGCCTCGCGACCCATCCGCGCGACGTCGGTGCTCGCGCCGCGGGAGGCGTCGCCGACGTTGCCGAGCCCGGACACAGCGTCGTTCACGTCGGAGACGACGTCGACGGCGAGGGCGGCGGTCCGGGTGGACATTGGTGGTCAGTCCTTACTGTGCAGGTCGAGGGCGGTCGCGATCAGACGGTCGTCGCCGGCGGCGATGCGGGCTCGCCACCAGTCGGGACCGGTGCCGGGGATGAGGATGGAGAGCTGGAGACAGAGTCGGTCGACACTGCCGGTCGGGTAGGGTCCACGTCGGGCGCGTCCTCATCGCTCTGCCGCGCGACGTCGAAGCACTGGGCGGCGAACTCCGGGAACGCCAGCGTGGTCCGACCCTCACGCGCGAGCGCCGCCCAGGCCATGGCGGCAACGAAGCTGATCCCGTGGGTTGTCGGGGACTGCCCGCGCTTGCCAAGCTCCAGCTCGGCGCGCATCTGGTCGCCGAGCAGGACGGTCACGGTTTCCTCGACCTCGCCGGCGGGGTCGGTGTCCGAGGGCATGTAGGCGGTCAGAACGGTGCGCTTCATTTAGATGCCTTTCACTTCGGCCAGGGCGTCGGAGACGCCGGCCAGGTAGATGTCCGCGACCTGGTCGAGCTGGTTCCCGACGGTGCGGGTCAGCCATGGATTCCGGGCGTGGACGATGGATGCGTACGGTGTTGCGGCGGTGACGCTCAGGCCGGTATCGGTGACGGTGTAGCCGTGGGACTCCGCGAGCCGGCCGGTGCGCCGCGGTGCGGCCTTGCTGCCCTGGTCGGCGAGGAGCTGGCCGGCCTCGCGCTCGGCGTCGGTCAGGTCCTCAAGGTGGCGGGCAGCATCGTCGAGGGTGCGGACCAGTTGGTCCGCACCCCGCAACTCTGCGCCCGCCACCATCGCGGCTCAGACCTCGCGAACCTCGGCCTTGCGGCCGGCGTCGCGGATGCCCTTCGCGATCGTCTCGGCCTCGGCCTTCGTGTCGCGGACGCCGCCGACGTACCGGCTCAGCGTCTTGTCGAATGCGCCGTAACGGCCGGACTTCGGCGTCGCCGGCGTCTCCGTCTTGGGCTGCGGCTGCGGCGACTGATTGCCGCCCTGCTGGTCGTTCATCGTGTCTCCTCGTTGTGTCGGGGTCAGTGGTTACGGAATGTCGCCCAGGACGGGGGTCCCGATGATCGAGACGGACCAGTCGGACGTGTTCCGCTTCTTGACGTCGCCGCCAATCTCCAGCGGGACCACGCGCAAGGTTCCGGTGATCTGCCGGTCCAGCGGCGTGTTCGGCGCGAACTTGAACGGGACCGACGCGCCGGCGTTGTCCCAGGTGTAGGCGACCAGGCCGGCAGCGGCCAGGGTGTCCTGGAGGAACGTCGCGGTCAGCTTGTACTTGTAGGAGGCCGTCTCCTCCTCGGCGAGCTGCTCGCCGGACAGGACGTCGACGGCCTCGGCCGTCTCGACGGACTCCTCCGGGACGACCCGGATCGCGGTGACCTGCGCGCTGGCGTCGAGCGGACCGGTGCCGAGCGTGAGCGTGCCGGGACCGAGCTTGTAGGACAGGATGGTCATGGTGCTTCCTCCGTGGGGATCGTGCGCAGCTCGTACGGCACGGCCAGCGCGGGCATGGGGGTCTGAGAGCCGGGCAGGACTACGCCGGTGATCGTGACGTCGCCGGCCGGGGTGAGGACCGAGCAGACGGCGTCGAGCATCGGCAGCAGGTCGCCGAGCGCCTTCTCGATCGGCTTCGTGCGGGTCACCAGGTGCAGGGTCACCGGAACCCGTGTGTGTCCGTCGGCGAGCGTGGACAGCAGGTCGATCGCGTCGACCCTGATCCAGACGCCGGGCAGCACCTTGAGGTCGGCGGGTTCGTAGGAGACGGTGAAGTCCCCGGCTCCGTCGATCAGGGTTCGGAGCGCGGCGAGGTCGGCCGGGTCGAGCTGCACGGTGGTCATCCCACGGCCGGTTTCTGGTAGGCACCGATCAGGAGCATCTGCGCGATGTCGGGGTCGTTGC